TCTGGAATACCTATGATGGTTTCTATTGCCTTAGGAATATTAGTTTCTGAATTAAGCCATGATCATTTTAGAAATCGATTTTTAACATTTGAAACAAACCCTTCGTGGGTAATATTAAAAGAAGATAGTAATTTAAAACAAAAAGTAGAAAAAACAAAAGATGCTTCTTGGGGTGGATCTACTAATTTTCAAAAAGCTTTCCAACTAATTTTGAAAGTTGCTACGGAAAATAAATTGAGTCAAGAAGAAATTCCTGATTTAATTGTCTTTTCAGACATGCAGTTTGATAATTCAGATCGATCTGGATATACTATGTTTGAAACTATGAAACATGAGTTTTCACAACATGGATATCAATGTCCTAAGATTATTTTCTGGAATTTAGCAGCAAATACTACTGGTTTTCCTGTATCGCAAAATGAAAGTAATGTACAACTTCTTTCGGGATTTTCTCCTAATTTGCTAAAAATGATTTTATCAGGACAACCACTAGTAAAACAAGAAAAAAATGAAGACGGTGAAATAGTACAAAAAACAATTACACCTGTGGAAACACTTCGAAAAGTATTGGATGATGAGAATTATGATTCTATTCGAACATTGCTATCTATTTTAGTAAATAAGAAAAAGGAATAAAATAGTAAATAGTAAAAAAATTTATTATAATAAAATTAATAAATTTAAATTTATTAATAATTAAAAATAAGAATAAAATGAATATAATCAATGGATCGGATTGAATTAGATCGAATTGAATTAGATCGGATTGAATTAGATCGGATTGAATTAGATCGAATTGATAAATAATATAACTACCAAATACATAGTTATAAGTTGACGGGAAATACAGACTTCGGGAAAATAAATTTGTTAAAATTGTTATTTGTTAAAATTGTTATTTGTTAAATTAAATTGCTGAATGAAGTCTTTATTTATTTAAAGATAAATAAGTACAGATTTAATTTTATTATTCATTTTGAGATAAAAATAATTGCTGTATAAAATCTTTTTTATTTATCTTTAAACAATACAGATTCCTTTTTCATAAATTTTAATAAAATATAAAAATTGCTGTATGGAATCTTTGCTCTAAAATTAATTAGAAACAATTTTTTAAATATATTTTTTATAATAAAAAAAATCATTTTTTATTTTTTTATTAAAATTTTTATTGATAAATTTGTCTATTTTCCCATAATTGTGTATAATCACTCCCTTTACTTTTTCGATAATTTATATATCGTTTGCTGGTATTATTTTGATAATAACCTTTATAAAACTTATGGAAATAAATTTGATTAGGTGAATTAATTAGAGATACATAATTATTTAAATAATCATTCGATGGATTTTTTGACATATGTTGAAAAATGACATTTTCATTTTTAACATATTCATAAAATAATTTAGGACCCGTAGGATGTAGTGGTCCGCGTCCATAAAACTTTTGCTGTACATTTTTTACAACTCGATCAATAATATTTTTTAAATAATCTTGGTTAGATATACTTATTACAATAGAATTGAACATGAGTCCTTCAAATCTATCTAAACAGAATACATTTTTATCATTTGGCTTAATAAAAGAATCTAATGGTTTTCTTAATATATATTTATTGTCAAAATAACACCCGCCTTCTTTATAAATAATACAATATCGAAATAAATCTGCCTGATAAGCTTTGGGCACTAGTGAAGTATAAGCATTGAAAATTTCCGAAGAAAAATTTTGTTTCATATATTGATAACAATCTTGATCATTAAAAAATTTATAGGTATATTCTGGATTAAATTCAAGAAATGTTTGCACTGCGTTATAATGATAAATATTATGAAATTCATTATTTTCATACGTTTGAATAATAGTTTTAGGAATTTGTTGATGAGAAAAAGAGGATGTTGATAATGATGATGATTCATTTTTTTGATAATCTAACTGAAAAGGTGAATCATCATCACCTTCATTCTCTTCTACATAAATATTTATTTTCTTACAATTATAATTTGAGGAACCACATGATACTGTTAAATATTTTGTAGTTTTCTCTAAATCTCGAATAGAAATACGAATATTTTGAGTCCAGCCACCTTCAGAACCACAATTTCGCAAAATAACTTTTATTTTTCGTGGATTCAAATAATAAATAACGCAAAATAAATCTAACTGAATACTTTGATTTTTTATTTCATTACTATTTACAATTTTATAAGAATTCAGTAATTTCTTATCATTTCGTGGTGGTAAATAAGAAGGAATGATTTTATATTCCATTATTATATTTGAACAATGAAAATTTTAAAAAAAATAATCGAATTTAATTGTTTTTATTTAATTGTGTTATATTTAATTATTTCTTATTGGATATAATTATAATAATCCATTTTGCCTTAAGAGTGCATCTACATTTGGCTGACGACCACGGAACATTTCATAAACTTCTGAAGGATGCTTGCTTCCCCCTAATGATAAAATAGTATTTCGAAATTTTCTTCCTAATAAACGAATTTCTTCTTTATTTTCTAATCCAATTTCTTCAAAAGCACCAAATGCATCACAAGACATAATTTCAGCCCATTTATAACTGTAATATCCAGCACTGTAACCACCAGCAAAAATATGACTAAAAGCGCATAAAAATCTATCTTCAGATGCTATATTTTTTACTAAATATTTTTCCGCAAATTTTCGTTGAATCGATATAAATTCTTCTTCATTTTGTATAGAAATACTATGTAGATATAAATCCATCATTCCAAAATAAACTTGACGTAACGTTGACATTCCAGCGTGATAATTTTTTAGATTAATTATTTTTTGAAATAAATCGGAAGGAATTGTTTCTCCTGTTTCATAATGCTTTGCAAATGATTTTAATGTTTCTTCATGATAACACCAATTTTCCATAAATTGAGAAGGTAATTCTACAGCATCCCATTCTACATTTTGAATACCAGATGCTAAAGAATCTTCTATAATTGTTAACATATGTTGTAATCCATGTCCAAATTCATGGAATAATGTGACTACTTCGTTGAAATTCATTAAAGAAGGTTTCATACATGTATTTTCGGAAGCTTGAATAGGAGGAGATCCATTGCAGATTAAATAAGCCACTGGTAATTTATTCATAACTTTCGATTTTTGAATACATACATCCATCCAAGCACCTCCATTTTTTTCACCTGGACGACTATAAGGGTCTAGATAAAAAGAAGCAATGTGTGTTTTAGAACTATTCTCTTCAAAATAATCATAAATACGGAAAAATTTAACATCAGGATGCCACACGTGGATATTTTCTTCCTTCCAATTTACTTCTTCAATTTGAACATTAAACAATTCTTGTGCTAATTGAAATAATCCCTTAAGAACACTATCAATGGGAAAATAGGGTTTTAATTCTTCATCTTTTAATTCATATTTAGATTCTTTTAACTTTTCAGAATAATAAGAAACATCCCATAGTTCTAGGATTTCTTTAGTTGGATGTATATTTTTCATAAAATCAATGAGTTCATTCATATCATTTTGAGCATGTGGTTTGGCTTTGTCATGTAAATCATTTAATATTTTCTCAATTTCATCTTTGGATGAAGCCATCTTTTCAGATAAAGATACTTCGACGTGATTTTGATAACCTAATAAATGAGCACGTTCTTCTTTGAGATTTAATATTTGTTTTATAATTGGTATATTATTTTCTTTTCCATTTGAAGCTTTTGAAATAAACGCTAAATAAAATTGTTTTCGCAATTCTTCACTAGGACAATGGCTTAAAAATGGCATAATTGATGGACCATCTAGTGAAATTTTCCAAGGACCATTTTCAGGACTTGAATCAGGGTATTTTTCTTTCGCTGCTTGTGAAAATAATTCAAGTGCAAATTTTGGCATTTCCTTCATTGATGACTTATATTTTTCTTCAGATATGTAGAGTTCATAATTTTTAATGGAGTCTAATACATTATTCGAAAAAGAAGTACTTAATTCACCTAAGGATAAGGTTATTTGATTGAAACGATCTTTTTCAAAGCCAGTTAATCCGATACCACTTAAAAACATTCCTTGATAAGAACTATCAATAATTCTTTGTTGCAATGGAGAAAGTTCATTCGACTCTTTTAATCTTTTAATGGCATGAAAAAATGGTTGTGACTGCGATGTATATGTATTTTCTTCAATTATTTTTGGTAAAGATTCTTCATAAGCTTTTCTTAATTCTGGACTATTGGAAACAGATTTCAAATGTGATACCATTGACCATGCATAATTCAACGGGTAATCAATTTTTTCCGTTTCTTCGATTGTTAATTGATATAATTCAGAAATAGAATAATTATCTAAAGGTTGAATTAATTTTTCTTCTAAAGATAGAAATTGTTGATGAGATTGTTGAATTAATTGTGAAATACTGGATTGAATATGTGCAATTTCAAAAAATTGGAATTGAGGAAGACCATTGTTTAATAAAAGTGCATTATTGGAAGCAGAAAGCATTGTTTATATATAAATATGATATTATATTTATATATGATTTAATTTATTTATATATGATTTAATATACATATATAATTTAATATATATATAATTTAATATATTATAAATATGAAATATATATAACTATTTACGAACATGATCATAATTATCAATAAACCATTGAATTGTTTTTGATAACCCATCTTCAATTTTTATAAATTCATAATCAGGTAAATAACTACGCAATAGTGTATTATCTGCTGTTTTTTTAAATTGCCCATCACTAAAACTATCATCAAATACAAGACGATCTTCATAATCATATGTTTTAGCAATAATAGTTGCGATAGATTCAATTGAAACTTCATCTTCAGGATCTACTGATAAAATAATGGGATCTTTTTTTTCATAAGATTCTAATGACCATAACATTAATTTTGCTAAATCTAAAGAATGAATAAATTGTCGTAAAGGTTTTCCCGTACCACGAACTACAAAATCTTCATTATTTTGAATACTATTGTAACATTTATGTATTAATGAGGGAATGACATGTCCATCTTCCAAAGAGTAATTATCATGATCTCCGTAAATATTTGTAGGAATAACACAAATAAAATTACTATCATATTGTTCTTGATAAGCTTTTGAATGTACTTCTAACATTCGTTTTGCATATGCATAAGCATCATTAGAAGTATGGGGTGGACCATTATGTAACATTGTTTCATTGATTGGGTATGATGTTTTATCGGGAAAAATACAAGTTGATAAACAACTAATTACTTTTGAAACGGAAAATTGATGACAACATTTTAATACATTTAAATTAATTAATGTATTATCTTCATACATAGAAACTTTTTGATTCATATTTTTAAATAATCCCCCCACTGAAGCAGCTAAATGAATTACATAGGTAGGATGGATATTTTTGAATAATTGATATGTATCTTCATAATCGCATAAGTTGCAGTCTTTGGAACTTAAAAATATAGGTTCATATTTTGATATATCAATAATTTTTTGTAAAGCATGTCCAACGAGACCAGTGCCACCAGTAATTAATATTTTTATTTTACTCGAAATTTTAGGTACATATTCCTGTATTATTTCATTTTCATTTTCATTTTCATTTTCATTTTCATTTTCATTTTTTATAATTATTTCTTCTGAATTATTATTAGATGAATTCATTT